CACGAGGCAGGGACACTTATTAAGTGAAAAGATATGCTGACCTCACAGGAAACTGTGAGAAGTGAGGGATAAAAAGCCCTTACGGTAACACTTGAAGCAATGGGAGGGCGTACAGAGCAACGGGCTTCCCACGCCACAGGTAAATGTGATAAAGCGAGTTGTCGGATTTATCACAGCGACCATAACCACGGACAACATAAAGATGAACGCAACGGCGATGACCAATCTCCCGAAGCAGAGCGAGCTTGAAGACCCGGTGCGCATAATAAATGACGAGTTTTCGGCTCTGACGGAGCTTAACGATGTTCCGGCACTGATGAGAGAGTTTGCGAGAAACGCCGCTGTTGACGGAGACGGCTGTATATTCTCCTACTGGGACGCTGATGTTGACGCCGGAAACGGTGTAAAGGGCGCGATAAAGAGCGAGGTCATAGACAACACAAGAGTGTTTTTCGGAAACCCCGCAAGCAACGATGTTCAGACACAGCCGTTTATACAGATAGCACGAAGGCTCCCCTGCCGTACCGTTCAGCGTATGGCAAAGGCAAACGGAATAGGAACTTACGCGAACATAAACATGGACAGCGAGGACAGTCAGGCAGTTGACAGCGTGAAATATGTTGACAACATGACCACCGTACTGCTGACCATGTGGAGAGACGATGAGAGCGGAGAGATATGGGCGTTTGAAAGCACAAGAAACAGCGTTGTGCGCAAGCCGTATTCGCTCGGAATAAGGCTTTATCCCGTATGCTGGCTGAACTGGGATTACATAAAAGACAGCTATCACGGTCAGGCGATGATAACAGGTCTTATCCCCAATCAGATATTCATAAACAAAGCACTTGCAATGTCTATGATAAGCATTATGCGTACTTCATTCCCGAAGTATGTATACGACAAGACAAGGATAACCAAATGGGACAACAGAGTAGGCGGAGCGATAGGCGTTGCCGGAGGCATAGACACCGTAGCAAAGGCGATAGACCCCCCGTCAATCTCACCACAGGTATCACAGTTCATACAGCTTGCCGTAGATCTGACGGAACAGAGCCTCGGTGCTACATCGGTTGCTCTCGGTGACACAAGACCCGACAACACTTCTGCCATTATCGCCTTGCAGAGAGCGGCGGCTACTCCGTCAGAGCAGACAAAGCAGAATCTGTATAAGGCGATAGAGAGCCTTTACAGAATTTACTATGAGTTCATCGGCGCATATTACGGAGTACGCATAGTTGACATGCCGACACCCGAAAATGTACGCATGATGTACGAGTTCGCGTCACCCATGATGGGCGGAGCAGGAGTTCCCGACAGCATAGCAACCGCGTTTGACTTCGGAATATACAAGGCAAACCCGATGATGCTCAAGCTCGACGTAGGAGCTTCCACATACTATTCGGAGATAGCAAGTCAGCAGACGCTTGACAATATGCTTATCAATAAATTCATCACTCCCGTACAGTACCTTGAGCGCATATCCGATGAGAATATGCCGAAGCGCAGAGCTTTGATAGAGGAGCTTAAAGGGCAGATGATGCAGATGTCTCAGGGTGCTATGCCTGCCGCACCCAATGAGACAGAGCTTTCGGAAGATACACCCATTGAGGGTGGCAAGGGCAACGGACAGTTGCAGAGAGCCATAAACGAGACAGGCACAACGGAAGGACTTGTATAAACCGAGACACCAACGGTTTATTTAAGTATAAATATATATAAAAAATATCGGGCAGCCGGGACACCAACGGCAGAAAGGTAAACAATGGACGAAAACAACACCATGACAAGCGAAGAGCTTGACACTCAGATAACGGAGATCACAGAAGCGGACGCAGAGGGTTTTGACAGCGCGTTTGAGGACGCTCCGACCACTGTTGACGATGACTTTGATTTGTCTGACGGAGAGTTTGACGAGACCACCGCAGAGCAGAACGAAGTCAGCGAAGCACCCGATGCGGAAGAAGGTACGGAAACCGAAGGCGAAAACGCCGAAAGCGAAAGTACCGAGGCTGATGTGAGTGCTGACAATGCCACCGAGAACAAAGAAGAAGAGGGACACCAACTCTATACTCTTAAAGACAAAGGCGGCGAAAAGCAGTACAGAATAGACGATGTGTTGAGCCTTGCGCAAAAGGGCATGGATTATGACGGACTGCGACAGGACAGAGACAGGCTGAGAGAAGACCACAACTTCTTAAAGGAGCTTGCGGAAAGCTCCAATATGACTGTTGAGGAGCTTAAAGACAGCACAAGAGCCTTGATATACCGCGACAAGATGGCGGCAGAGGGCAAAGAAGTAAGTGAAGTAGAAGCTCTGCGTCATGTTCAGAGAGAGAGAACTACCGCAAAGGAAACCGCGGCAGAGAACGAAAAAGCGGCAGCCGAGCAGAAACGCAAGGACATGATAAGCAATTTCGTCAAAGAGTTTCCGAATGTAAACGCTGTGGATATACCCAACAGCGTGTGGGATGAAGCCCACGGCACAGGCGATTTAGCAGGTGCGTACCGCAAATACACGTCTTCACAGAAAGACACGGAAATTGCCGAACTAAAGGCAAAACTACAAAAACTTGAAACAAATATAAAGAATAAGGAAAGGAGCACGGGTTCAATGAAGTCCGCGGGAAGCGTAACACCCAAAGACGATTTTGACAGCGGTTGGGATTTGTAATCTCACCTGTCACCCCTCCTGCGCTCCTTACCGACAAGGAGTAAAAAATGGCTATTAATCTTGCTTCAAAAGCATCCCCCAAAGTACTTGAACGCTTCACTCAGAAGTCCGTTGTTGACGGTCTGTTTTCCAAGGAATACGAATGGAACGGCGTAAATCAGGTTCGTGTATATTCTGTCAACACCCTGCCTCTACAGGACTATGACAAGACCACCGTCAACGGCGCATCCCGTTTCGGCAACCTTACCGAAGTGGCAGATACCTATCAGGAAATGTCCATCACCAAGGACAAGGCTTTCAACGGCTCTATCGACAAGGGCAACAACACCCAGCAGCTGCAGATTAAGGCTGCCGGAAGAGTTCTCAAGCGTCAGACCGATGAGGTTCTTATCCCCTACCGTGACAAGCATGACCTCAAGGCAATCGCCAACGGCGCAGGTCTTATGAAGGTTGAGAGCAATGCTCTGACCAAAAGTACCATTGTTGAGGCAATCCACACCGCAGCTGCCGCAATGAGCAACGAGCTTGTTCCCGAAGACGGCAGAGTTCTCTACATCGGTCAGACCCTCGCAATCAAGCTCAAGCTGGCTGACGAAGTTCTCAAACTGTTCCAGAACACCGCAGAAAAGGCAGTTGTCAACGGCGAGCTGGGTATGCTGGCAAATCTGCACGTTCGTATTATCCCCGATTCTTATCTTCCCAAGGGCGTACAGTTCATGATCGTAAAGCAGAATGTTGCTGTATCTCCCACCAAGATTGAGACTATGCGTGTGCTGAACAATCAGTACATAGTTGACGGCGCAATCGTACAGGGCAGACTGCTCCACGACTGCTTTGTTCTCGGCAACAGAAGCAACGGTATCTACGTTTACACCAACGGCAACAGCACCGCAGCATACCCCAATGTTGTTGTTAACGCAACCACCAATGTTGCTACCGTTACCGCAACCTCTGACAGCAACCTTAGTGCATACTACACTCTTGACGGTTCCGACCCCAAGACCTCCAGCTCCAAGACTTCTCTCACCCTTACCGGAAACGCCACCACTCACACCGCAACCGGTACTGTTTCCGATGTTCCCGCGGGTGCGAAAATCCGCGTTTACACCTACGCAAACAACTCCCTCAACTCCGGTGTTGCTTACGCAGTAAACGAATGATAACCTTGAACAATAGGGCGTAGCAATACGCCCTATTGCGTCATACGGAGGTAAAGGATGGCGTATACACTGGAGGAGCTGAGTGCAAAAGTCGATATGCTCGAAAAGAGAGCAAACGAAAAGGACACTCAGTTCGCTGTAATAAACACGAAGCTCTCCGCTATACTGTGGGGAATAGGTATTATAGGCACTGCTATTATAGGAGTGCTTGTAAAATTCGTACTTAATTTCTGAGGAGATACAAAAACATGGATTGGCTTAACATACTTGAAAGAGCGGCATGGACTTTTGTTGAGGCGTTTCTTGTGGCACTTCCGACAACGATCAGCGCGGATATGGACGGCGCGGCATGGAAGTCCGCTCTGTTCTCCGCGGCTTGCGCGGGATTGAGCGCACTGAAAACGCTGATAATCGAAATAATAAAAAAGAAGAAAGAAGAAGACCCTGAATGAAAATAGACGTAATTATCCCCGCTTACGAAGGACTTGACACGATAGACAGAGCTTTGGCATCTGTGGCGATGCAGATACTTGATGATGGTGATAGCTTCAAGGTGACAATAGTAAACGATTGTTCTCCCAAAGCTGATTACAGCGACACCGTCAGATACTGGTCTCAGCTGATGGATATACAGTGTATAAACAGAGAGACAAACGGCGGTGTCGGTCAGGCAAGGCAGACAGGCATAGACGGCACGGACGGAGATTGCTTTACAATACTCGATGTGGATGATGTGTTCGGCTCTCCTTTTGCTCTGCGCATACTCGCAGGGAAGATAAAAGAGGGCATGGACTTGGCTATGGGAATGTTTGTTGAGGAAACACCGATAGGAACATTCGTAAACCACGGGGAGAATTACGTTTGGATGCACGGCAAAATGTACCGCAGAGAGTTCATAAAAAGAATAGGTCTGCGGTTCAACGAGACAAGATACAACGAGGATGTAGGCTATAACAGCGTGGCAAGAGTAATGACCGAGAAAAAGGTCTACATACCACAGGTTGTGCATCTGTGGCTCAACAGAAAAGACAGCACGGTGAGAAACGATGACAGCGGTTACAGGCTTGACTACGGCTGGAGACAGTTTGTTGAGAATGTGACATGGGCTGAAAACGAGATGACGAAGCGTGAAGCGGAGATGTCCGAAAAGATACGGTTCGTATCAACGGTTCTTGTAAGGCTTTACTGGAACTTAAACGAAAGTGTACGGGCGTTTACAGACCACGCGGAGATGAACACCGAGGCTGTGCAGAGATTCTATGACGGAGCTGCCAAACGGTATGTCAGGAACGGATATATAGACTACGATTTTCTGTGCAGCACTTACGCCATGATGGCGAAGGACGAGGTGTTCACGGAGATACCGTTGTTCACATTTGACAGCTTCCTTGAAAAGCTGGGCTTTTTCAGGGACGAGGAGGAATACAACAATGGCAATGACAGCACAGGAAGTATTTGACAGCGCAATATCGCTGATGGACGAGAGAAACCCGGCAGACGGTTCAACAGAGACTTCCGACACGGCTGAATACAAGTTCAGAAGTATTGATATTATAAATCTGCTGGCAATGGAGCTTTACCAATACTCCGACACCTTTAAGGTAAAGAAGGAAGGTAAACGCCCCGTACCGAACAAGATAAGCGAGTGGACGGATGTAATGCCGCTTGACGATGCTGTGTGCGGAGTGCTTGTGTACGGGCTTGCTTCACAGCTTCTTATGCAGGAGGACATGGAGCAGAGCGCAAGGCTTGCCAACAGATACGAGAGCGGAAAAGCATTATTGCTCCGAGGCTTTCCGACAGAGAGCGATGACATAGACGATATATACGGCGGTCTTGAAAACTACAATCAGTTTGGAGCGTGGACATAATGATCTCCATAGTGAGACAGGGCAAACCACCTGAATACACAACACCGCTTTCATTGAGGAAGTCCATACAGCAATACTTTGAGGACTGCGAGAGAGATAATATATGCCCCGATGAAGCGGGAATGATGCTGACGCTTGATATAGTCGGAGACGAGATAGAAAAGCT